TCGGCCACGGATGCGGGCCGGCCGATGACGTGCCGTTCCAGCTTCCACTTCTGATCCCTTCCTATTCCCACGGCTCAGGCATCCATCAGGCGCACCCTCCCCCCCTTGGGGTACCGAGACTCATTCCCCCTGTGCACCGGAATCAGAAAAGGAGGTCAGGGGTGCTGGGGGCAATCAGCAGAGGGACTTGCATGTTCCGTAGGGAACGGAGTAGAGAAGGGTATGGCGAAGGACGGGCAGTTTGAGAACGCGAAGGGGGAGCCGCTGAACGCGGTGCGGAAGCGGGTGAACGACCAGAAGCGGATTGGGGCGATGCCGGAGGTGGCGTATACGCGGAAGGCGTTGGAGTTGGATACGCGGCAGTTGACGGGGCGGTTGACGCGGTGGTTGTTGGAGGGGGATCGGTTGGAGACGTTGTTGGCGGAGACGAAGCTCCGGGACGTGATGATTGCGGTGGGGATTATGACGGACAAGATGTTGCTCATGGAGGGGCAACCGAACGCGAATTTAGGGGTCCCGCAGCAGGCGAAGTTGGATCAGGTGACGGCGGCGTTGGCGGCGGTGATGCAGCAGCGGGGATTGGGGACGGTGACGGTGCGGGAGCGGACGGTGGAGTTGACGGAGAAGGAGCCGCCCGCGGGTGGATAATACATTCCTAGAGCGGTTGGAGGGGTTGGACCCTGCGAGTCTGGGGACGATGACGGACGACGAACTCGCGGCGTTAGCGCAAGAGGTGCTGACGCTCCAGCAGCGGGACCGGCAGACGAATCAGTTGCGCTATTACCTGCCGGTGTCCGACAAGGCGATTGCGATTCATACGAGTCGGGCGAAGATTCTGGGGATCGGCGGCGGGAATGGGTCGAGTAAAACGGACTCGGCCTTGGTCGAGTTGGTCATTCGCTGTACGGGCCAGATTCCCCACAGTTTGCAGGCGGTCTATCCCCGTGAGAAGTTGCGGGGACCCATCAATGCGCGGGTGGTGGTGGAATCCATTACCAACACGCTCGAAACGATTATCCTCCCGAAACTCAAGTGGTCCCATTGGCAAGGCGTGGACGAACCGGGGGGCCCCAGAGGCCATTACGGCTGGATTCCGCAATGGTGCTTGATCCAGGGGGAGTGGAAGGAGTCGTGGACGGCCCGCACACGCACCCTCGAAGTGCTCTACCGCGATCCCGACACGAGCGAGGTGCGCGGCATCAGCCGCATCCAGTTCATGTCCTACGACCAGGACCCCGCCGATTTCGCCTCCGGCGACTTTCATTTCGTGCTCCACGACGAACCCCCGAAGGAAGCCATTTGGATTGAGAACCTGGTCCGGGCGAAGCGCGTGAACGGCACGATGCTCCTCGCCATGACGTGGCCCGACGATCCCACGACGCCGGTGGATTGGATTATCGACCGCGTGTACGACCCCGCGCAACCCGGCCCCGACCATGAGGCCACCTACGACTGGATCAATCTCTACGCCACGGAGAACCGGAACCTCGACCAAACGGCCCTGGCCGAACTCGCCAAGACCTTGAACGCCGCCGAACGGAGCACCCGCATCTATGGGCAGCATCTCCGGTTGAGTAACCGCGTCCATCCCCTGTTCACCGACACCGACCATCTCTGGTGCTTCGGCTGTCAGGACCTCACGATTGTCGAGACCTCCGGGCGCTGCGGGGTCTGTCAGGGCGAGGACACGGTCGTGTTTAACCACGTCCATCCCGTCGAGGCGAATCCGTTGTTCCCCGTGCTGCATCTCCTCGATCCCCACCCCCGCAAACCCCACATGATGTGCTGGGTGCAGGTCGATGCGAACGACGATCTCGCCGTGATTGCCGATCTCGAAGTGACCGGCTCGCCCTCCGATGTCTCGGAACGGGTGCGGCTCCTCGAAGCGGAGTATGGGTGGACCACGGTGCGGCGGCTGATCGACCCGAACATGGGCCGCTCCCCCTCCGGCACCGACCGGAGCACCACCTGGCAGGACTCGTTTGAAGCCGATGGGTTGACATTTGATCTCGCAGATGATAGTGGGGTGGGGCGACAGACGTTGAACGACTATTTGAAACCCGATCCGCAGACCCGTCGGCCCCGTCTCACGCTCGACCCCCGGTGTCAGCGGACGCTCTATCAGATGAAGCGGTTTGCCTGGGACGATTATAAAAAGTCGATGGAACGCGATCAAAAGCAAAAGGCGAAACAGCGGCACGACGATTACCCGGCTCTTCTTCGGTACTGTGTCAATAGCAATCCTTCCTTTAGGGGGCTCAGAAATTCCGGACCACTGAAACTCATTGTCGGAGCCGGTCGTAAGCATGGCTATTAAACGCCGCAGTCTGACCGTCGAGGATCAATCGACATTCGTCAAGGACATTCTCGCCCGCTATCAAGACGATCTCAACGACCGCACGGATTGGTCGGAAGGCCGTCTCCAACGCTACGCGAAATATCGCGGCTGGCTCGAACCCAAGAACTATCCCTGGCCCGACGCCTCCTCGCAGCATATCCCCATGCTGATGTCGAACAGTCAGCGCACCCAGGACACCCTCCATAACGCCGTCCTCTCGACCCGCCCCGTGATGAGTGCCATTGCGATCAACGGTGCGGATCGGGACAAAGGCACGTCGATTGACGAACTGCAAGATTATCAACTGTTCGTGGAGCAGACGGGAGAAGAGAAGATCGGGGAATTGATCGACAGTTATGTGAACGACGGGAAGTTCGTCGCGTTCATTCCCTGGGTCAAGGAACGGCGCGAAGTGCTGCGCACGATCCCCGTCCCGATGCCCCAGGACGGTCAACCAGTTGAGTCCGTGCAGATCCCCATTCTGGCGCAGCACTTTCCCGGCTCCTATGCGGAACGCACGAAAGAGGACACCTATTATATCCGCTGGACCGATTCCTACCAGCAGAAGCAATCGGCGAAAGCCCTGTTCTTTACCGATGAGGACGGACGCCCGTTCGTCCAGCTCACGACCGATGAAATCATTTTCGATGGTCCCTGCCTGATTCCGAAAGCCCTCGAAGAGATCGTCGTCCCCTCCCGTGCCGCGAACCTGCAAGCCCCTGGTCCCTCGAATCCCAATGGGGCCGATCACGTCATTATGGTGGACTATCCCTCCTGGGATGAGATCAAGCGGCTCCAGGACCGGGACTACTACGACCTCCTCACGGAGAAGCAACTGGAGGTCCTGGAAGAGCGGGCCGAAGGCGACTCCGGCGATACCGGTTCGCAAACGATGGACGATACGGAGCAGCACAAGATTCAGCGCGACCTCTTGGCGGGTCAAACCTACGGCAACGCCAAGACGAGCGCCAAAGTGTTTACGCGGCTCACCTATTTTGGACGATGGGACCTCGACGACGATGGCTTGGAAGAGGAAATCGTGGCGCGGGTGCTGCTCGAAAAGAAATACCTCTGCCGCGTGCGGCATTTGCAAGAGGAGTTCCCCACCCCCACCCCACGCCGTCCCTTTGCCGAAGCGACGTTTCTCCCCGTGCCGGGACAGTTCTACGGGATTTCGCTCCTCGAACTCCTGGAGCATTTGCACAATCTGACCAAAGTGCTCCTCGATCAGATGATCGACAAGCATACCTTGGCGAACTCCCCGTGGGGCGTCTATCGCTCGGCGTCAGGGGTGCGCCCGGAAGTCATTCGCATGGCCCCCGGCGAACTCTACCCCGTGTCCAATCCGCAACAGGATATTGTCTTTCCGGCCCTCCCACAGCAGGACCAGAGTATCGCCTTGAATCTGATTGCGATGATTCAGCAATGGGCGGATCGCACGTCGATGCAAGGGGCCTTACAATTTGGGGGCGTCCCGCAGGGTAAAGCCTCGGCGCTCCGCACCTCCACCAACATGAGTTCGGTCTTGCAACAGGGCGATGCGCGACCGGAACGCATTCTGCGTCGGTTCTTCCGGGGCTTGGCCGAAGTCTATACGCAGATGCACGAACTCAATCAGGCGTTTCTCCCCGCGAAGAAGCAGTACCGCGTCACGGGCGTCCAGGCGCAAGGGGCCGACCCCTATCGCACCGTTGAGACGCCACAGGCCATTAGCGGACGCTTCCAATTCGATTTCAAAGCGAACGCCTTGAACACGAATAAGGCCCTGACCTCGCAAGTGTTGAGTGAACTCGCGCCGATGTTGGTGAACGGGATGATGATGCAAAGTGGACTCGTCACCATTGAGAACGTCTACAATCTCATTCGGGACATCATTCAATCGAAGGGCCAGGACGAGAATAAGTACATTAATGCGCCGCCGCAATCGAAGATTCCGAAGATCACGGCGGAAGATGCGATGGGGCAGATGATTTCCGGCATTCTGCCGCAAGGCCGACCCGCCGAAGGGGCGCAGGCCCATCTGGAGTTCCTCAAGGCGTTTCTCCAAGACCCGCGCATCATCGAAGTGAGTACCGAACCCGCGTTCCAATCCATCTATAAACAGTATGTCCAGAACGTCCAGCAACTCGCCCTGCAGGAACAGCAACAGGCGCAGCTGGCGCAACAGTTCGCTCAAACCGTGGGCGGGGGCGGGAACGCGCAACCGGGACCACAAGGGCAGGTCGATCCGAACGCGATGCACCAGGGGATGCAAGGTCCAGGGCAAGTCAACGATGAATCACTCCCTGGAGCCAAAGGGCAAATGGGATGAGGACGCTCTTTGACGACGAAATCTTGGAAGGCTCGCCTGAATGGATTGACCAAGAGTGGGAACGGATGGAACGAGAGAACCCAGACCAGAGTATCGGACTCAGAGAAGAATTGGAACCCCTCCCCCACCCCGCTCCGCTCTTTCCTCTCTCTACGCCTCCAGTTCCAATCCGCTCGTTCGGAACCGCGTCCGGTAGCGCCCCTATTATCTTGTCAGAAGTGAAAACTGTCAATAAGAAAACGCCAACATTAGAGAAAATTAATGTTCATCCACATCGGAGTAGGACGATTCCTAATGTTCGAACCATCAAAAAATCGGCTGAGATCCGAAAATCAGTGCTGTAATGTGTCGATGCACCGCAGTATGGTCTGTCTGAAACGGGCCTATGACCCCTTTCCTGAATGGATGCAGGACTGGTCAAAGAGACAATCTGAACGGTTTCGACAGTCTCAGACTGTGGCAAAACGCGACAGTGTGGGGAGACCATGAAGGAGTTGGAGGCCGAAATTAGCTGTCCGACGTGCCATACCCTGTATGCCCAGGTCTATCGGGTGCAGCGGAACGAAGTGGTGTGGGAGCATGAAACGGTGCCACCCGATGCCCCGAAATACTGTACGAGGTGCGAGACGGTCTTGGAACGGACCTTGACATGAGTGTGCAAACGGAGTATGCGAAAGACCTATGAATGTATATCTAGGGCAAGGCGATCCACATACCTTAACAATCGCGGAACTGCCATCCTGTTCGCATACTCCTTCGGTGTTAGGGAAGGAGATGAATGTACGGCAACCCGTGATTCGGGACCCGTACCTTCGGCGTGTGATTATTGATCTCTTACGTCAGCAAGAGGGACTGAAGAAAAAACTCCAAGCCTTACTCGATTAGCAAATTCGCTTACCCGCGCAGACCATGCCGCGACACAAGCTACCCGTCATCCGACTGGTAGCTTTTTTTATGGAGTGCGATGCCCCCCACGAAACGTGAAATCGACAACTGGATGCAGCGGCAACCGGTGGGAGTCCAGACGGACCCCACCCTCATGCGCCTCGTCACCAGTGCGGTCGTCAGCACCGAACGGCTCACCGGATGCCAAGAATGGGACCAATACTTACAACGACTCCAACCCTGGCTCAACGACGCGATGGCCGCGACGCAGGAATGGTTAGTGCGTTTGAGTGGGGCGATGACGGACCAGGATGTGAGGATTGCCCAGATGAACTATCACGCCTGTCAGGCTCGTGTGGCGACGTTGCAGGAAGTCATGCAACTGCCGAACGAGATTCTGAAGGCGCGGTCACAGGCCGACCATAATACGCCTGCGGTAGAATCAACCATAACTGATGCGAGAGGTACGATATGAGCGACGAACCCGTCATCCCAGTGGTCAGTGAGATTCCGGTAATCGACGCCCCTGTCGTCGAGACGGTCGTGGAGACCCCTCCCGTCGTCACGACAGAAGTGGACGAGTCGCAGGAACCTTCGGCACTCGCGCCGGGTGGCGACCGATTCAAGCAGGTCTGGGCGCGTGCCAAGTCGGCGGAAGCCAAGTTGGAAGCGCAAACGGCGGAACTTCAGCGAGAGCGCGAAGAGCGCATTCGCCTCGAAGAACGCACGAAGGTCCAGGCCGAGGAGAAGAAGAAGGCGGAACCGGAATGGAACTGGGAGCAACTGGAAGGGTTCATTGCCGAGGGGAAGATTACGCGGGCCGGTGCGGCTGAGTACCGTGAGAAGTTGGTGGCGGAGAAAGCGACCGTGGCCGCGGAACAGCGGTTGGAAGCGAAACTCCAGTCCACGTCGCAACAGACCACGGTGCAATCGGAAGTGGACCGCTATAAACGGGCGGTGCCGGAAGTCATGCAGCCGGGGAGTGCCGAACGGGTCAAAGTCGAACGGGAGTACGCCTATTTGACGCAGACCTTGGGGTATCCCGGCACACGGGCCACCGAACTCGCGGCCATGCGGGCGGCGTTGGGTGATGCCGATACGGTGGAACGGGCGGCACAGGCGAAACAGACCTCGACGAAGGAACCCTTTATGGAAACCCATTCGTCCTCACATAAACCCACGGCGACCGGGAAAGACCTCGTGAAGGGGTTGGACGACCGGAGCCGCAAGCATTACGAGAAGATGATTGAGCGCGGACGCTATAGCGGGTGGGATGAAGTCCGGGCGGAACTGGCCTGGGAGAAACCCACACTGGCGGCGAAACGTGGCTGAACTGCTCCTCAAGAAACAGTGGACGCGCCACACCTATCTGGCCGATCAAGAAGTGGGTGGCAAGAAGGCGGGGCGTGCCGCAGGGGGCTGGGTGAGCGATCTCGCGGCTCAGAAGAAAGTCATTACCCTCTGTCAACACTGTACGCATAAATTCAATCCGGCACGGGTGAACTACCGCAAGGAAAAGGAGTTCCCCGTCTGCCAAGCGAAATGCGATGGGTGTTCGACGTTCGACCCCTATTGCAGCCTGTATATTGCCGACGATCTCTATACCCAAGTGCGTTCGACCGCCGAGGAGCGGCGAGCGTTGGCGCGATCACGCGAGACGCGGATCAAGCAGGGGTTTCTCTAACACTGGACACAACCACTCGTCCACGGACGGAGTGGCACACACAAAGGAGTCTCATTATGCAGTATTTAGGCGCATTCAGCGGGAACTCTCCCGTCATTAAGCGGTACAAAGCGAGTGCCACTGGCTATGTCCCTGGCATCATCATGGCAGCCTCGGTGGCGGGTGCGAGCGGGCAGATGTCCACGAGCACCACGACCGCCGTGACGGACACCATCGGGATCTTGCTCGATAACGGCAATCTCCAAGGCGCGAGCGTCCTTTATAGCACCACGCAAGGGTCCGAGGAAGCGGTGTTCGGCGTCATCGTGAATCCCGATGCGATCATTCGGGCACAGATGGTAACGGGGGCGACGGGGACGGCGGTCACCGCAGAAACCGTGACCACAGCCGCCTCGAACGGGTTGACCATCACGGCGACCGGTGCGGCCAACTTCACCTCACCGGAAAAGGACGAAGGCACGGTTTGGTATACCTCTGGGGCCAATGTGGGCAAGTCCCGCAAGATCACGTCAACTGCCGCGACCGTGATTACGGTCATCGTACCGTTTGCCGCGAATGCGGTGGGCGATACGTTTCTCAGTTCGGGTGCCGCGATTGGATTGCGGTTCGTGACCACCACGACCGATTTACTGAAACTCCGCACCGATGCGATCAATACGTCGGGCGCTGCCTTAGCGGTTATTGATCTGGAATTGAACGGCACCGCCGATTCCTACGCGCATCTGACGTATCAAGATTGTGTCTGGAACTACACAACGTAGACGATATTACATAAAGGAGTCTGACTATGGCAGTCCCACATTCGACCGGCAACTTCGGGGACCTCATTGATAAACGGGTCACGAAGTTGTTCTATGACAAGTACAAGCAGCTTCCCGACCGCATTGCCGATTTCTATGCGATTGAATCGTCCAGCGATTCGTTCGAGAAATGGTCCGGCGTCGGGTCCTTGGGCGATTTCTCGCAGTTTTCGGGTACCGTGATCTATCAGAGCCAATCACAGGGCTATGACACGACCGCGACGCACGTCCCGTTTGCGAACGGCA